GCTAAAGTCAATGTTATAATGGAACCATGGAGAGTTGCCGAGGGGCGGCATAACTTAATACATTCGAGCCTGGCGCGAGCCGGGCTTTTTATTTTGGAGGTTACAATGCATGTTCGCATTATTATCTCTGACGAAGAAAAACAGGAAGTAGCTGGAATTTGGGGTATGTCGCTAAATATACGGTTTCGCGTATTGGACATGTTTAAAGGCCCACTATACGACTACTATGTGATTTGGCTGCCCGACTACTCCACCACAGTTAGGTGCCCGGTAAAATGGGTGAGAAATTAGATATTGAGTTTTGCTATGCAGACCTACCATAGTATATGTATATAGTAGAATGGTATGGAGCATCTTTAACAAAGCCAATAAAATAGCCACTTTAAGAGCAAAAACGTAGCGTCATTTCCGCGTCTTTTTTATGCCTTTTTTGACGCGAATATGACGGTAAGAGGTGAACGCAAAAATGATAAAGGAAACTAGGTATATAAGTGAAAAGACCGGTGAGTTAATAACCGGACAGAAGCAGCGTGTAGGCGAACGCTTTGACCCTGAAAGAGGATATTTATTCAGACACCAAAAACACGGATTTAAACAATTTGACGATATTTCTTTCCCAGAAAGCCTTACGGACGCCGAAATAGGCAAGTTAACCAGACTGGCTAAAAATATTTATCGGGATAGCAATTTGCTTGCTTACAGGGGAAATGGCGGAATTAAACCCCATACCCCGGAAACGATGTCAAGAATTATTTGCCTGGGGCAAAGACAAATAGAACGATTCTTATCCAAAATGATTAAGCAGGGGATGATGGCTAAATGCCGGGTAGAAGTGGGAGAAAAAACGGAAATTCATTACTATATAAACCCACTTTATTTTTTCAGCGGCAAGCGGATTAATTTGAACTTATATTTATTGTTCCGGACGCAGCTTGATGCTTATATCCCGAATTGGGCCAAAAGCTTGTTTATAGAACAGACAGGCCAAAGCAAACTGAATTGATGATAGGCATAGCAGTGTCAGGTGGTTGGATAAACTCTCCCCTTGTGGTAGCATTAGGGAAAAAGGAGAGGGGAAATACTAATGGAGTTTGAGCAAAGACGAGAATTAAGAGACAAATTACTTAAAAAGGCATACGACTATTACTTCGAGAAGAATGGGAGCGAAATGTATGTTGATGAAGGTAAAGAAGGCCCCGAAACACTTTTAGCATATGAGTATTTAAAGGATAAAAGATTGATTGAATATATCCATTTTGGCGGCAAGGAAATGAAGGCAAAAATTACATCATTGGGAATAGATTTTATTGAAAGTGGACAGAAATTTAACAAATGATTGTTAACCGTTGCAAGCCCCTACGGGGGCTTTTTTCATGCGGATTCTAGGAGGTGGGGAGAGTGGCAGATAAGATAACAATTAAACAAGAGAAATTTGTACAGGGCTTATTTGCTGGCCTATCTCAGAGGGATGCATACAAAGAAGCTTTTAATACAACGAATATGAAAGAAAAAACCATAGATGAAAAAGCGTGTTTACTGGCGGGACGGGACAAGATTAGGGCAAGACTTGAAGAGCTCCAAAATGAGGTTAAAGAGCGCAATATGGTTACTATCCAGAGGATCCTCCAAGAGTACGCCAGACTTGGTTTTTATGACCCTCGCAAGTTCTTCAATGATGATGGCAGTCCAAAAGGCATCCAAGAGCTGGATGATGATACCGCGGCAGTGTTAGCGGGGCTTGAAGTTATGGAAATATGGGAAGGCCGGGGCGATAATCGTCAGTTTGTTGGCTATCTAAAGAAATACAAATTGCCAGACAAGAAGGGCGCTCTAGATTCAATGGCCCGGCACCTGGGGATGTTCGTGGAGAAAAAAGAAATTACTGGGACCCTGGAAGTAGGTATAAAATTGCCTAGTGATATACCGGATGATTAAGGCGGTTATTATACTGGTGGCACTATTGCGGAAAGTCTATTTGTGCGGTACAATTTAAGCAATAAAGCTATGCGGAGGTGTATCGCATAATGAAAAGAACTCATGGAGAATCAGTAACCAGGTTATACCGTATATGGAAAGATATGCGTAGGCGTTGCAGAAATATTAATAGATCTGATTATTACTTGTATGGCGGCAGAGGAATAAAGGTATGCGAGGCATGGCAGAAATATGAAACATTTAGAGATTGGGCGAGGGCAAATGGGTACAAGGATAATTTAACCATTGACCGTATTGATTTTAACGGTAACTATGAACCCAATAATTGCCGATGGATCACCATTGAGGAGCAAAACACGAACACTAGGCAGAATGTTTTTGTTGAAATAAAAGGTGAAGTCAAAACGCTAACCGAATGGGGCAGGGCTTACGGGTTGCCATCTTCAACGATATTTACCAGATATAGAGACGGATTAAGGGGACAGGATTTAATTGCACCTAAAAAAGTAAGTTTTACGGGGCATCGTCATACGGAGGAAACCAAGGCCAGAATAAGAGCAAAAGTAAAAGGTGAAAAAAGCCCATCATATGGGAAACACCCGTCGAAGGAAACCAGGTTAAAAATGTCAATAGCAAAAAGGGGTTGCATGCCACATAACAAACGTCATTTTACTGAAGAAGAAACACAAAAAATAAAGGAAATGGCATTGAATGGGCTTAGTATTTATCGTATTCATAAAGAACTGGGGACAGACAGAAGGGCAATAAAACGTGTTTTAAACGACGAGAGGTGATGCTTGTGCCAAAAATAATAGCTAATTTAACGAGGCTCCCGGAAATAACTAATGACTCCTTCTACAATTTACATAATGATAAGAGCCGTTATTTAGTATTGATTGGCGGAGGTTAGGCGGCTCCGGAAAATCGGTGTTTGCAGCGCAAAAGGTAGTACGGCGAGTAGCGGGGAGAAGAAAACATAGAATTTTAGTAGTTCGCAAAGTAGCCAAGACCCTGCGCGAAAGCTGTTTTGCCCTGGCGCGTGGGGTTATATCGGACTTTGGCCTGACAAATTTATTCCGGGTTAATAAGTCAGACATGACCATCCGGCACGCAAACGGCAATGAAATTATCTTTGCGGGCCTGGATGATGTCGAAAAACTGAAATCAATATACAATATCACTTCCATATGGATTGAAGAGGCCAGCGAGATAGAAGACACCGATTTTAGACAGCTCGACATACGCCTGAGAGGCGAATCCGATAGCTACAAGCAAATAATACTCAGCCTGAATCCGGTTTATCACGGGCATTGGATACTGCAGGAATTTGTCGGCCCAAACTGGACGGCCAAAAAGCCGAACACAACCGTTCATCATAGTACTTTTAAAGACAACCGTTTTCTTGACGAGGAACAAAAGGAAGTTCTGGAGGCGTTCAAGGACGTAGACGAATACTATTACACCGTTTACTGCCTGGGCGAGCCTGGTGTACTTGGCAAAACAATCTTCCCGGCCAAGATCGTCAGCGAGCGAATAGCATACCTGCGAAACAAAAAGCCCTTAAAACGGGGCTTTTTTGCGTATGAGTATGAAGATGAGAAAATAGTGGACAGCTCCATTAAATGGGTAGACGACTGGGAAACCGGATATATCGCAATATACGAAGAACCAAAACGGGGCTATCCCTATGTGATTGGGGGAGATACTGCCGGGGATGGCAGCGATAATTTTACCGGCCAAGCGCTTAACAACGTCACCGGCAATCAAGCGGCGGTCCTAAAGCATCAATTTGACGAAGATTTATACACCCGGCAAATATACTGCCTGGGCAAGCATTACAACCAGGCGCTAGAGGCCATAGAAACTAACTTTAGCACATTCCCGGTTAAGGAACTGCAAAGATTGGGTTACTGGCACCAGTTTAAACGGGAAGCCATAGACGAGATAAGCAAGAAAAAATACCATAAATACGGCTTCCAAACCACCAAGCTGAGCAGGCCGCTTATAATTGCCAGACTGGTGCAGGCAGTTAGAGAACACCCGGAACTGTTCAACGATATTGCAACGTTAGAGGAAATGCTTACCTTCGTTCGCAACGAAAAGGGCAAGGCCGAAGCGCAGGAAGGCAAGCACGATGATTTAATCTTGGGCTTGGCTATAGCACATTACGCGAGGGGACAGGAAATAGACAATCCGCCAGCGGAAAAGATAGCACTGCCCGAAACATTGCCCCCCGACTTGCGTCGGGATTTAGAGGCCGACCCGGCAGCTTTGGCCCACTGGCTGAGCCAGCATAAGAAATATAACTAGAGCCAGCAACCCAGCACCCTTCGTGGGTGCTTTTTTAATGCCTGAAAGTAGGTGATTTCGTGAAACTCCCCAGTATAACCAAGGCGGTGAAGCGGATAATGAAAGACCCCGAACAGATGGACGAAGACCAGCGGCAAAACAAACTCGAAGAGTGGAAAAAACGGCTGCGCAAGGCCATGGAAGAACACGAAACCTTCCGGGCTGAGTGCGCCACATACGATGCGCTTTACGGCGGTACCAAGCAGATCAGGCCGCTGGGCAGCACGGATATATACGTTTCCGACAGATACCCGGAAATGAGTACCCCGGAGCCTGCGCGGCAGGTAGTAAATCTGTGCTTCCAACTGATCGAGAGCCAGATAGATATAAATCTTCCCATGCCGGCGGTAGAACCTACGGAAGAAGAGGACGAGAACGAACGCCGTAATATGATAGAGGGGCAACTGGCTTATATGGCCGGCGATACTTCGTTGCGCCGGATAAACAGCGAAAACGAGCGCATTGCCAAAAAAAACGGCATTGCCTACTTCAAAGTAGGCTGGAATCCCGATTACAAGGCGCATACCTACCGGGGAAGAATCGAAACCACCAATCCGCATCCAGGGAATGTGGTACTGCAGCCTGGCGTCACAAAAATCCGGGATATGGACTATCTGTTTCATATTGAGAATCGCACTATAGATTATATCTGCCGGGAATACGGCGAGGAATACAGGGAGGAGATAGAAGCCGAGAGCCTGGAATATGGGCAGCTGGACTATTTCAATGCCGGGACTGATAGCTCTACCGACGAGAGAACCAAGAAGCTGAGCATAATTGAAGCCTGGTACCGAGACAGAGACGGAGAAGTCGGCGTACTGACATGGGTAGGCGATATAATTTTGCGGGATAAGCCCAAATTTTTCTACAAGCAGGATGAATCCGGCAACGCCATTGAGTATGACGAAATAGACATGCCCCAGTACGACGAAGAGGGGAGCTTAACCGGGACTGAGACAGTACGGGTAAAATGTCACGTCCCCGATTATTTTCCTTTTGTCCCGTGGTACAACATACCCCGGGAGAAGTCGGCGCGCGGGCTTGCCGACCCCTTCATTATCGCAGACCAGCAGGAGGGGATTAAGAAACTACTCAGTATTGAAGAAGAAAAACACATAAAGGGCACGACTAAGGTATTTGTGCGCAAGGGTACCGGGCTGGCGGCCAAGCTAACCAATTCAGTCAGCCAGATTATCGAAGTTGACGATCCGGCCGGCGACGTAGTAACTAAGGACCTTAAAACGCCGGATAATTCGCTTAAGGATTTATATTTTATCTACGTTCAGGCGGCTAAAGATTCGTTAGGAATCACGGAGGCCAGCCAAGGCAGGACAGACAAGGGTAAGGAACTGTCTGGCCGGGCCCTGGAGATTTTAGCGGCGAACACTCAGGGCAGGTTAGGCGTAAAAGCAGACGAAAAAGATATCGCTTATACCGAGCTTTACCGTATGTGGTATGACTTCTTGCTAGCCTTTGCTGACCACCGTATGCCGTACCGCACAGATGGACAGTATAATAAACCCGTTTACGGTTACTGGGACAAATCCAAGCTGATTAAGCAGGATGATGCCGGAGAATGGTATTATCCTGAATTTGATATTTACGTCCAGGCTGAAACCGCGTTACCGAAAGATAAGCGATTTATCTTAGACTTGGCCAACCAAGCCGGCCAGCGCATAGATAACGTGGAATACTGGATGCTCATGGAATCCATTGGAGTGCCAAACGCAAGCGCGATACTGGAAATGGAACAGCAGAAGGTGGCGACACAGTCCGGAACGGGCCAGGCACCGCTACAGGCGCAGGCCGCGCAACCAAGCCAAGGCCAGCAGCAAGGAACCATACCGCCGGAATTACAGCAGATATTTCAGGTTCTGCCGCCAGATATACAGCAAGCAATACTGCAGATGCCACCGGAAGAACAGGCGGCCTTTTTGTCGCAATCGCCGGACCAGATAGCAGCTCAGGTACAGCAGGCTCAGGGAGGGCAGCAGCAACCGCAAGGCGCGGATATGCAGCAGATAGAGGCTATTATCCAGCAGTTGCCACCTGAAATACAGACGCAGTTTATGCAGTTGCTGCAAACTGACCCAGCACAGGCCATGGCGTTGCTGCAGCAGGTTATGGGGCAACAAGTGGGTAACCGTTAGGTTTCCGCACGGGTGGCGGTTTTTCTCTCCTTCCCGCTGCCCGTACCCACTTAATTATGCAGAGGGAGAGGGAAGAGATACGGGCGGTGATGCGGCGTGTCCCCCAACGAAATACTATCAGCGTTATCGCGGATATGGCTTAGCTGTGCGGATTACCCGGATGCCGACCACGCCGCTATTTTAGGACATATAGAAAACTTGCAGCTGCTAGTGTTTGGGCTGGAGGCAGGTGATGCCCAGTGAGACCAGAAGGAACAGTGGTTGACCCCGGCTATATGTGACCCAGCCCCGAACTATCCGGTAATTCCGGAAGATTGCGGGGCTATTTTAGTAATCGGTTGCGAAAAACACCCGATTTGGGCAATACGGTTGCAATGTAAATTTATGACAAAAATAAGGAGGCGCAAGATGGCTAAATACCGCAAGAAACCGGTCATTATCAACGCCTATGTGGGGCTTTTCTGTTTTCTGAAAGGCGGCGAACATAGAAATGATCATAATTCTAAGCGATGGAGAGAAATACGAAAATGTAAAGCAGTGCTTAGGTGACTTCCCGCCCCGGAATTGGGCTTTTTTCTTGCCCGTAATCGGGCTTAACACCTGCACGGCGCAATGCCCGGAGTTCGCCGCCGGGGATTACCTGAACCAACTACTTGCCAAGGAGGTGATACAGATGGCAGGGCAAAAAAACGGAAACGTGCCTAAGATGCCCATCAAAGGGATCCAGTCTTACGGCAGTGCCACCGGTAAACCCGCAGAGAGCGGAAAAGTAATTTACGGTTCCGACCTTCGGGACGGCAAAAAGGGTAAATAGGCCCGAAAAATCGCATGGAACAGCGTAAAAATCCATTAATTAAGGAGGAGTAAAACCATGATAGAAAGCGTAAAAACAACGGATTTCGCTGCCCCGTTTGAGTTTGGCTTGCAGAGATTTGCGGAAGAAGGCGCTGGCGCTGGCGATACTGGCGGCAGTACTTCGTCGATAATCCCCGGCGACGATTACGCCAGTGGTGGACCGGAACCGCCAGAAAATCATCCGGCAGCACTCGTAGATTTTGATGATTTTGACTTCGGCGGAGAGCCAGAGGCCGGAGAACCGACAGCAGAACCGGAGCCGGAATCTGAACCTGAACCGATACCCGACCAGGTAAAGCGGGAACAGTCGCAAGAGGCTAATGCTGCTTTTGCAGAAATACGCAGAAAGGCAGAAGAAGCCGAAAGAGCGTTAAAGGCCCGCGATTCTTGGGTAGAGCAGAACTTCGGGCATCAGGGAATTAAAACCTGGGACCAGTATCAGGCTGCGGTAGCGGAAGGGCAGAGACGGCAGGAAGAGGCCCGGCAGCAGGAAGTGCAACAAAAGCCGCAGGCCGTGTACCAGCAGACCTACCAGGAGCTGATTGAGCAGGGTTACGACCAGCAAGTAGCCCATAGACTGGCTTCCCAAGAAGCCAACAGTGCGGCTTATGCCCTGAAAATGCAGACGCTGGAAGAAAAACTGGCTGCGCAGGAAAGGCAAGAGCAGGAAAAAGCACAAAGGGAGCAGCAAATCAAACAGCAGCAAGAGCAAGAGGCAATGAAGGAAAAAATGGCCCAGGAGTTGCTTTCCGATCACAAAAAGCTGCGGGGAGAATACGGCGACCTGGTACCTGCCGACTTGAGCAAGCTGGACCAGCCGACAATCGACAGGCTACAGCGAGGGTATACCCTGTATGACGCTTGGTTTTTGTCGAACCGCGCAAAGATAGTGGAGCAGACGCAAAAAGCTGCCTCCCAAAAGACGCTTAACAACCTGAATAGTAAATCGCACCTAAAGACTGAGGGAGACGGCCAAGGTGATTCCAACGCAAGCGCAATCCCTATGAGCGCCGATACCCTGCAGATGTATATGGACTCTGGCATGACGGAAAAGCAAGCCAGAGCTTTCCACAAGAAATTATATGGATAGGAGATGAAATCAATGTTTGTGCTTGAAAGCACCTATGACGGTGCAGGAACCATACTTGAAGTTTTGCCCTTGACGGACAGTGAAGCTGCAGCTGCCGGGGAGACTTTTAAGTTTTCCAGCGGAAAATTAACTAAGGCAGCAACTACCGACAAACCAGCTTATATTGGTATCCAAAAGGTGGCCGCCGGAACTGGAAAAACCGTTGAGTGTGTAGCAGTTCGCCCTGACCAGGTGTGGATAGGGGATTATACCTCTGCTAGTACCAATGTGCCGGCAATAGGCGCGAAGTACGTACTGGACTCCACTGGTTTAAAAGTTGACGCCGATACCACCACAAATGGTATAGCAACTATTATTTCGGCGGATACAACTAAAGCCAAATGCCGGTGCAAGTTCGAGTAGCAAGGCAACTGAACAAAACTGCACAAGATTGAGCTTCTAAGGAGGCTCTTTTTTTGTGCCCAATTTTTGAGAGGAAGTGAATTAAAAGTGATTGTATCTGCAACTGCAGGGAAAATTGATGCGGCGATTGGGCGTTTTGAGGGCCCGCTTATGGCGTACAT